ATGTTCGTGGAACTCGTTTACGACAAAAGAAATGTTGAGGATTTACCCGGCGCCAAAAACATCATTCTGGCTGAACTGACAAAGAGAGTTCACAGGATTTTCCCAAGTGCAGAGGTGAGAGTGAAACCTATGCAGGCAAACGCGCTGAACAGTGATTGCACGAAAACGGAGAAGGAGCGACTCAACCGCATGATCGAGGAGATGTTTGAAGAAGCAGATATGTGGCTCGTTTCGGATTAAACATTTAAAAGTTGATTTAACTGTAGCGCTTACGGTAGGACGTTTGGTGTCACATAGACGCAAGATACACGTCAGCAAGAAAAGGTTTGTCTCGTTCCATTTTTGGCCATGAGCGCGAGCGACTATTCAAAAATTTTCATCGTTCGGGCGTCACGATATTTTCCTGAAAAGAAGCCGTGAAGGGGGAATCTTCACGGCTGTGATAATTTCTCGCCGGGACAGTGACGACGAAAAACGTGGCGTACGTCTACGCTCAGTAAGTTTTTACTTATTATCTTATATCGACAAACTTTACTTCGGAATTTTTGCCATCCGGCAACTCACTGCCCAAATCAGAGTAAAATAAAATCGATTTCTGAGGATGAAGACTTAGACTCTGCTGAACATAGCTCTTTGTTTACCGAACAATTTACCGAGGACGATGGATAGACACCATATAATGAAGGAAAAAAATAGTATCCTACCGATATTATTCGGATCATTTGCAACACCAACTACAGCGAAAATAATACCGAGACCTATACCTATCCATTCATATTCTCTTATAGGTTCGTACGTAATCCGAGCTGTGCAGCCGTGGCAAAATTTTGACTTCCAAACGCTTTGCTTGCCGCAGAAGGGACAGGTGATTTTTTTAACACTGTCTTCGATTCTGTGTTTTTCTTGAACTGCTTCAATCTTGCTCAGCTTTTCAAGGGCCCTTTCGTTGCCCTCTTCACCCGCCCGACGAAGATACTCCTTCCCCTTTTCATAGTCACCCTGTTCAATGCACATCTCGCCCAGTGACATCAGAGCTATCTCATTTCCCTGTGCTGCAGACTTTGATAACCATTCGATGGCTTTTTTTTCATCTTTAGGCACACCCTTTCCATATCGATATGAGTTTCCGAGATTATTTTGTCCGTAGCTGTCTCCCTTGGCTGCGGCGATTGAGTAATACTCAACAGCCCTAGAGGGGTCTTTTGGAAACCCGTGGCCTCGTTCGTGAAGAAGCCCAAGCCAAACCAGGGAATCAAGATCTCCTTCTTCTGACGCTAACGTAAACCACTCAATGGCCTTCGAATAATTTAATGGGACACTGTCGCCATCCTTGTACATATAGCCCAGAATAAATTTGGCTATAGTGCTTCCCTGGTTAGCTGCCTTGGTCAGCCACTCGACGGCTTTATTACCGTCTTTCTCAATCCCGTCACCATCACGGTACATCTTTCCGAGTTTAATTTGGGCATCAATATCGCCCGAACAGGCAGATGCATAGACCGGATTAAAACCGCGGTCAGAAGCTGAATTTGATTTAAGTTCTTCCATTTCTAAAATAACCCTCAGAGAATTGCTGTGCAATCAATGATCGCCTATATGTTAGTGCGGCCATATACAACATTGGCACTCTTTAATTTGGATTAAGTCTCGTGAGTCCGCTGATAACATTGTCGAAAATATCTTATTCACAATATCATCATTCAGTTTCAGCTTTGAAGATATATGTTTCGAACTTTTCAGTTAAAGTCATGTTAAATCAGAAAAAGGGGCGCAACTTTGCTATTGATGAAGTACTGCACCCGTCCAATCGCCTCAACTCCTTCAACACCATCACTCTCGATCGCTTTCCCTCCTTCCGTAATGAAGGACTGCCTCGTCAGTTTCGCGAACTGCTGACGTCCATACAGAGACAGAGCGACAGTGCATCCCTGCTCCAGTTTGCCGGGGTTGGCCTTGACGACGATATAGCCGTTTCAAGTTCTCCTGTCCAGTAAACGCGATAAGCAACTGCATCTTGATCCTGTAATCTGGGGTTACTCTCCCTGTTGGTGGGATAAAGCCCCGTTGATTTATGCTCGCGTCAAGACAGCAGCCACCAGCAGAACATTTTAACCACTATGGCAGGATGGTCGGGTTATCTGCTTTGCTGGTGGCTCGTTTGAAGAACAAGGAAGGCGATAACAAATAGGTGCAGGGTGTATTACTGGAAACGTGTGAATCGGCGGATGACTGGTTATTTCGCTGACAATAGAAATCTCAATGAACCTCCACATGGAAATCTGTTATCTGATTCGCGAGTTAGTAAAGGATTTTTTATAAGTCGCAGGTTTACCTCTTTATTTCTTTTGTGTATTTTATCGTCATGGAGAGCGGTATTAGTGTTGGGATAAGGGGTAGTTATCTTATGGCTAAAGCTGATGAGTTAACCTTTACGGAGTTTTCATCGATCAACAGCAGGCTTAGGCAAGTTAGCGACACTTGGGCTGATTTGTGGGTTACTATCTACTACACTAAGATAAATGTTGGGAAATTGCTGGTATTACGATTTGAAGATGTTACGGAGTCAGACTTACCATTAAAAAAAAATGAAATTATTCACTTACTGGCTGCGAATCCTGTAAGGCATATTATCCAGAAACGCCGTTCATTATACCCTAATGACGAATTTATATTTCAAAGCCATTCTAATAGAGTCAAATCCATAGCGAAACCGGTGACAGTGGTTGCATTTAACCAAGCGTTGCGTGATAGTGCCAAGTATGTCACCGATAAAAACATCAGCAGTAACAGTGCGCGAAGAGTACAAAATATAATACATAAAGCTGCATAGAATAATAAATCACTGCTAGTGAAAACAATGAGTTACTTTTTATTATATATTTAAAGGAAGGTTTATGGTTGTAAAACGAACTTCCACTTTCTGTCTGCTTTTTAAAAAGAATCATTGATACGATATGAACCGCAAATTTAAAACCTCTTCGAATATACTAACATTCAAAAACTGTTTATGCAGCAACACGCTTATCTACGTTTGGGATTTTTTCTTTCCAGCCCGCCATTAAAACAACGGCGGGATTTTTTATGCTGCGTGTTTGAATACCCTTCAACAATCAGAAGCGAACTATACGAAAACTTTTCTTTTTCCTTCCCTAAAATTAAACCGACTATAGCGATAGAGATTATATAAGCGGGCAGATCAATGTCATTCCTGACTATCAATTTTCAGCACTGAATAACGCTTTGATTACTCTGTCGCTGGTTTCTCAGATTTTTTTGGCTCCATTGCAGTTCAGGCGGTTGGGTCGGGTTTTTCAGGCCACTGAATATCTGGCACGGTGATATCCAGCGCATTCAGCGCATCACTGTAACTCAACCAGGCATGCAGGGCTGCGGTTTCTGAATCGCTGAGTTTTAGACCCACCAGGATTTTTGTCTGCCATACAGAAATGGTCGGGGCGATTTCTGACAGCAACAGCCGCCGTTGATTTTCTGCTATCGCGACCGGGTCCAGTTCTGGCAGTCGCGAAACGCGTGGGCCGTTCTCATCAAATATGCCCGCGAATCCATCGGGAGGATTAAAAAACGCCAGATAGTCAGCCTCGCTCATTTCTTGCAAGTCCGCAGGTAGTGAGCCAGCCGCTTTATACGCATCCAGCATACCGTTATCGAGGTAAAATCCCTGCGTGCTGATGCTGTAAAAATATTTCATATCAATACCCCACCACTCTTACATTAAAATACGGGATCCAGCCTGTCTGAACTGCCTTAACGCTGACAGTTAAATATGTTGTCAATAGCCCGGTGCCGTTATCGTTGTCTCTGCATGTTTTTACGTCTGCATTGTATCCGGGGTTTTGATTACCAAACCTGTCACCTATGATATTTGCCAGAGCGACCATAATGCCGTTTGGTAATGCCATCGGCAGGGCTAATTTATAGTAGTGAGTATAATAAGTCAGACCTCCCACCACTGATGGGTTATATGCTCCTACTGGTGCCCCGCCACTTATGAGGAAATCCATTTGATAAATATTGCCAATTTTTATCACGCTGGCGTTTGTTCCTGAGCCGACATAGGTGATACCCAGATTTGACAGCGCGGCGTCTCTGTTTGTCGCCCCGGTCCCTCCCTGTGAAAGCGACAATGCGGTAGTTAGCCCCGACAGACTTGTGATATCTGAGTTTGCGCCTTTTTTTGCCAGCGATTTCTGGCCGGGAACTGTTACTGGTACACCGTTAGTCGTGATAGTGACATCACTGGACGCGTTCATCACGTCGGCAAATCCCGACATGTTTCGCTGATACAGCGTCAGCGTTTCAGCAATATTCTGCGCCAGTCCGTCAACGCTCAGCGAATCACTCAGCAGGATGGCATAAGCGGTACCGGCTGCAATTGCCGGGTTTGCCGCTGGCGTTACAGTGAGCTGGGTGGCGCTGTTGATTGCCGTTATCTGGAATACCTGTACCGGGTTCGCCAGAGTGACCAGAGTGCATCCAACGCGGATCAGTGACCCTGCGGCTGTAAAATTCGTGCCAGTACCCGTCAGCGTATTGCCGTTGATGGCTATGGTGCCAGTTGTGTAAATCATGTTTTCTCCAGGCATAAAAAAACCCGCCGGAGCGGGTTTCATATTTATATGAGTTGGGGTTAGTTAGTCTGTACGAACGCGCCGCCGCCGCGAGCAATAAGCATGGTAGGAGAGAAAATAGTCACCGTGGACGTAACACCCACCTGCGCAGTTAACGAGATCGAGCAGTTAACGACACGGCTTGTAACCCGCGCGGAAAACATCAAACACACCGTGGTAGTGTTGGTTGATAACACGGCATACGATTTAGTCTGGCCTGCAATGTTAAATGTCGCCGTCGCGGAGCCTGACGAACCTGTCACCCGAAAAACAGCCATCAGTGTGACGTGCTTATCAAGATTACTGTTGGTGCTGTCCGTGTAAGTGAAAGTGCGTGATACCGAACTGCTGTCCTGTGATGTATCGGCGAATACCTGAGCGTTAGCCACATCGCCAACAAATGCGTCGGCCTGAACGGTGCCCTTAAACGATCCGCTGGTCGCATTGATTTTCCCGGTAAACTCCCCGTCCGTCGCATAAACAGTCCCACGAACCGTTACGTTGTTGAGTTCAGCATTGCCACTTTTTGGCAAATTCCACCCGACACCATTCGGACCAGAAACGAAATTATTCGACTTCAATGAATCGGTGATTTTCGCGAACTGAATACTGGCATCACGGAAAAACGCATCGTTAATGAAAGTCTGACCGTTCTGAATAACAAACGGCAGCGATACCGCTGCGCCAGCCTGGCTCATAACAGCGAAACGGTCAGCAAGGAAAATAACCTGTGACTGCATGCCAGAAGGAGTGTTCTGAACACCCAGCCCCATCCCTGCCGCGTATTGCACACCGTTGACATCCACACCGACCTTTATCGAATACAGCGCGTTCAGGTTGCCGTTGATATCTGCTACTGCCTGGGCGTTCGTGGTAATTGCCGCAGCCTGGCCGTTTACCGTGACGCTCAGTGAGTTGATTTTCGTTGCAGAGGTCTGCGTAAAATCAGACATCGTTTTCGCAAAATCAGTGATATTGGCATTTCCGCCAGCCGTGGCATCCAGGGTTTTCAGCGACTCCGCGACAGCTTTGCTCGCGTCCATCATCACGTTATCAACGCGCTGGATGCCTGCACTGTTTGCGCCGTACTGAGCACTGAGCGTCATTCGGGTGTTGACCTGCGCCAGTGTCTCCTGAATCAACGCCACCGCCGTGTTTTGCACCCCACCAGCCGCGTTAGCCGTTTTCCCTGACAGTTCGTCGAACCGGGATGCAGTCGCACTGTCGAGGGTGGACACCGCCTGTGTAAGCTGGGTTACGTTAGCGGTATTGTCTTCAGTCTGTGCCGTCAGTGTATCAACCGCCGTGGCGCGGGCCTGCGTCTCGTCAGAAAGCGCCTGCGTGAGTTGCGTTACCTGTGCCGAGTTCTGGTCGGTTTTCGCCTCCAGGCGCGTCACGTCCGTAACGCGGGCCTGTGTTTCGGTGGCGATGACCTCCCGCAACTGGGTGAACGTTGCACTGTTCGCCCCGTTCTGTGCAGATTGCCTGACAACTATGTCAGCGATGGCCAGGGCATTACCAATGATGGCTTCTGCCGTCTGCCGGTTCGCACCCACTGCCGCCGCCAGTTGGTCGGCGTTTTGACTTACCGCCTCTGCCAGTTCAGCAACCTTTTCACTTTTCTCCACGGCATTTTCAATCAGATCCTTGAACAGTTCGGTATCCTTGATCTGCTCAAGCACGGCATCAGTGATATCAGATACATCAACACTGGCCTGCCCCCTCACCCATCCGGTGTAACCCGACTCGTTTCCGGTCCTGTCCACCAGTTGTGCGCGGTACCAGAAGACCTGCCCCGCCTTGAGGCCCATCTGCTGATATTTGCGCAGCGGATACGGCACATCCGCCAGCAAAACCGCATCATCAGTCGTCCCCGTGGCGCTGTACTGAATTTCCGTTTTCAGCGTGTCGTCCGTGTTCGCAGGGAATCCCCAGTTCAGTTCAATGCCGAAAACCACATTGTCCGATGCCGTGAAACCGACAGGTTTAGGCGGATTTCCCGTTTTCCCGGTCAGTGTTGTTTCGGTTGAATATCCCCAGCCGGAGGAAATTTCAGCCGCGTTAATAGCCCGTACACGTGCAAGATAACGTCCGGTATAGATGGCTGGCACCTCAAACGACGCGGTAGAGTTGCGGGGTACGTTCACCCAGTCGCCATCGTTACGCCGCCACTGGGCCTCGTAAGAAATGGCATTAGGTGCCTGGTCCCAACTGACGCGCATCGTCTCCAGGCTGATTCCCTGATTCACAACGGCGTAACTGGAAATGACGATATTCGAAGGTGCAGACTGATTACCCGGCGGGATAACGCTTACCGGGCGCTGATCGATAATCGCGCCTGTATCAATGCGGGCATATTTATCCGGGTCATGTGCGGCACCCACGATGGTGAATGTGCCGTCGTCATTTTCCGTAACACTGACGACGCGGTATTGCTGGGCATAAAGCGAATCTGACTCAACCACCCACACCGCCGGGGCTTCTGGCGTTGTAGTGAACACCGTCGAAACGGTGACTTTATTACCGCTGACAGCCTGAATGGTACGGCTCTGTGATGCGCCTGTCGGAAGGTTCACCATAATGCGATCACCCGCCACGGCATCGGGCACGCGGTCGAGTGTCAGTACCCGACCGCTTACCGCGCTGATGCGGCCGCCTGTCACTTTTCCGGCCAGGTCCCTGTCGCTGACTGCAATGATGTATCCCGGCTGTGGGATATTCCCGTCAAGACCAACAGAGAAGGTGACCACGCGGTCTTTGTTATTGGTCAGAATACCCCAGCGCCCCTTACGGTTTGCCTCCGATTGTCTGGTGCAGCCGATAGCCGTCAGTTCAAGCTGGTTAAAGCCAAAGCGTCTGACCAAATCCTGCTCGAAGACAGGTTCCATTGCGTCGGCGTAGCCGTTCGCCGGGTCGGAGTATGAAACAAGCGCAGTGGTATACCGGGTTTTTGAAGTGCTGCTGCTGTATGTGAATTTACCGTCAAGGGTATTTGCGTTGGTGTAGCTGTAATCGACATCACGCGGCATATCAGCCAGAGCAACAATCTGATTGCCACCCCAGTACGTCATACCCCGGAAAATGGCCGCAAAATCCCTCATGACTGTGTATGCATCGTTACGGTCCTGCACATAAACATTGCAGGTGTAGCGGGGCTCCAGACCATCACCGCCCTTCCCGTCAGGGACAAGCTGATCGCAGTACTGTGCAACCTGGTACAGCATCCACTTATCGATGTTAGCTGCCGTCAGCCTGTCGCCCAACCCAAAACGATCGGTTACCACCAGATCATAAAATATCCACGCCGGGTTATCAGTCCACGCCCACTTAAACGCCCCTGACCATGTACCGCTGTAGGTGCGTGTTTCAGGGTCGTAGGTATCAGGGACGCGGATAACACGCCCGCGGGGCTCGCAGGATATCTGCGGAATGGAGCCGTTAAACTGGCTGGAGTCGAATTCGATATAGAGCAGTGCTGTGTTGGGATAGCGAAGCTTGGCATCGATAACCTCCGTGTAACTCTGGAGCGTCATCGTGTCGCCGATTTTCGCGCTGTTTGCATCTGCCGTAATTTTGCGCAGGCGAACCGTCCACGTTGTGGCACCGGCTGGCAGATTGATGCGGTGGCTACGCTCGTAACCGCTGGTCGTCTTACCCGTTACAGATGTGTCAATTACCGTCTGAAACGTACCGCCGTTCGTCTGCAGGTCTATCGCATAGTTGATGGTGTATCCTACCAGGTCGCCATCATCTTCCTGACGGAAAATAGACGGCCATTTGATGCGCAGGCGAACGGCTGAAAGTTGTGTATTCGTAAATGTGCGGGCCCAGGGAGTTGCACTGGAAACAGTAATACCGCCTGCGCCGATCTCATTTTCACTGCCCGGCATCCCCTGAATGTATGTTTGCGCTTGTGTGCCCGCGCGAAACTCCCAGGTTACACCGCTGAAATTTGACGAACCATCAGCATTCAACAGTGGCGTACCATCCAGAAAAATAGACTGCCCGGTGAGGCCGCCGGAAAATTCACCCTCGCCAAGCGCCAGAAGGATTTTTGCCTTTGCAACCGACTGGAGGTCATCGGGTTGCTCGGTTGGCGTGCGGGAACTGGAGCTACCGCCCTTGCGACCCTGAATTTTCTTATTTGCCATATTTCGCCCATAAAAAAACCGCCCGGAAGCGGTCATTAAATTGAGGTGTTATTATTGCTGGTCTTCAACGTAAATTCCTGCGGAAATAATTGCGCCGCCGATACGGCGCTTTCCATACATCAGGGGTACCGGATAACCCTGAGCGGCAGTATTCGTTACGCTCCCGAATGCATAAGACGGCTTATTATCGGCGTCCTGTTTGCTGGCCAGTCCTGCAGGCTGCGGAGATAACATCTGGACGATCCCTCCGGCCATCATTCCCACACCACCCGCAACGAGAGCTGCACCGCCATACGCATATGTAATTACACCAACGACAACCAAAACAGCGCCAAGAATTGTTTGAAGGATACCACCACGCTTACTGCCCATGACAACCGGTACGACCCGGATGACTTCTCCGGTAACCGGAAATCCTAAATCATCGATTCCAATATTTTTTTTGCCTTTGAAAACCGCGTAGGTAAGCCCACGCCGTTGGCTGGTTATCATGAATTTTTCAAAACCGGGAATTGTCGCAGCTAAGGCCCGCGTAGCTTCGTGAGTGGTGCTTATCAGGCGGTGATGAATTTTACCGAAGGATTTTCCTAATACACCGCCAAGCTCAATTCGGGTCATTATTTCTTTCATGGCAGCCTCAATAAAAAACCCGCCAGCGCGAGTTTGATTAATCTTTAATATATTTTTTTTCAAGCGGCGGTATTTTCTTCTTTTTACGGGCGTCATTGACACCTTTGAAAAAAACTTCCTTCACAGGTAAATCATAACCGGCACCAGCACACATAGAAGTAAGAACGGCAGGATCGACATGTTTCCCCGTCGTCGAATTAAAATCTAAAGACGCTACGGTTACGCCTTGCTTGCCAGATTTAATAATGAATGCAGCAAACAATTGCTTACCTTGGTAGACACCGGATGAATTTTTTCCATCAACATATCCACAATACATATAAGTAGAGTCCGGATATGGAAAATCCTGATGGTAAAATTTTGCAGTCTCTGGCTCTTTCATTTCTTTACTAATAGTTTTCTCTACTGCCAGTCTTTCTACCTCTTTCAAAGGCCTTGCAGAAGAGTTCCAGGCAATTAATGCAATGGATAACAATAATAGCTTTTTCATCAACTGTTCCCCTTCATTTTTTATGAAGATTAACACATCCCATTATAGCGGAGCACTTTCATTGTCCTTTCCTGCCAGTAACCGCCGTACGGAACTCGATTACTCAGCATTCCGTACATATGATGTAATATCATGTTGCCCTCCAGCAGGATAGCGGCATGATTCCATTTATTAGCCTGCACCTGCATGATCACAACATCACCCGGCTGTGGGGAGTCAGTCACTTCCCTGAACCCGCATTCATGCCAGTTATCCTGATATAAATTGTCGGGGTACTGGTCCTCCCACCACGGATAATCAACACGGTAATCCGGCAGTTCAATATCGTACGTTTGCCGATAATAGGACATTACCAGCCCCCAGCAGTCGTAAATCCCCAGCACAAAAGGCCGCTCCAGCAACGGCAGTTCTCCGCGAGGCTGAATAGTGCGCAAATCCCCCTCCGGCCAGCTCACGATGTGCCAGGGTAAAAGCATTGCATCGCACTGCGCTTTATCCAGTTCGCTGGGCTGTGTTGTCGCATCAGGGTGACTATGCACAATAGCGATCACCGTCCCCCAGTCCTCAGCGGCAGCATAATCCTCCGGTGACAGAACAAAATGTTCAGTGGGTTCGTTAGCCTGGTTGCGACATGGAAAGTAACGCTCGACACGGCTTTTTTGCGCCACCACGCCGCAGCATTCACGAGGATATTCATTAGCGGCATGCGCCATGATGGCATCTATAGTTTTCTGACGCATATCAGCTCCTGATGAGTGATGTGCCGGGGAATCCACCAAAGGAAAGTTCGTTATTTTCTCCGAACCGAAGTTTGCAGGCGGTCAGAGTACCGTTGCACTGGTCCATTGAAGGATCTGCCACCGGGTTGTTGTTTTTGTCGAAGTAGTTCGTGCCTGCATAGTCACAGCCATCACCGCTGCGGTACTTACCACGAATACACCAGGAACAGAGAGAATGAAGCTGCCGCGTCGGAATCATCAATCCCTGTAAATCCATCGGGCTGCTCAGCCGAAACTCGATAGCCTCTGATGTTTCTGTATTTTTCCCGTCGATATACCAGACCTGCAACTTTTCCTGGGTGGGATCTGCAGTTGGATTACCTGATGGGAAATTACGCGCATCCAGATACTGCGCCAGCGTGTCGTGTATCGTGACCGTCGCTTTCAACAGGTCGTCATATGCAAGGCAAAGCGCAGTGATGGAGCCGTCAAGATTAGCCACTGTCAGTTTTGGCGTGGCGCCACTACCGGTTGTCGATTTTTCCAGGCCGTCAATCTGGCAGGGCCACGCCGAATACTCGACGCCCTGCCACCAGATGGATTTAGCCGGAAGTTTTGACTCATCCCCACCAGCAGCCGATAGTTCCGCTTCTGTATGGGGAATATTGTGGTTATGAAACCTCAAAACCTCGCCAATGCCAAATGCGGTACCATCCACCTCAAACAACCGAACGGTGTTACCCGGTTCCAGTTTCTGATAATCGTTGTTTAAACTCATGATGCAAACGCCTGTTCAAAAGTCACGGAAAGGTTGTATTTTTTATTGCCCAGCGGCGTGGGTTTATAGCCTGCACAACGGTATAAGCCCAGCGGTTCAAGCGGCGGCGTCCACTGAAATGCTTTCACCCCACCATGCCTGTCCAGAAAGGCTTTTATCGCAGTGATATAGGTTTCGTTCCCCGTAAACTCCAGAGTCCACTTTTGCGAGCGCGGATTGAGCCCATCGCCGGAAACCTGCGCATAACCATCGCCAAACTGTGCTTTGCGTGTTCGGAAACTGACTTCCTGCTCCGGGTTGATGCGCGGGCACCAGGTAAATGTTTCGATAGCCATTAACGACCTCCTTTAGCCAGATTCCATACGGCACCGCCTGGGGCAATATCACGCGCCATCAGTTCGCGATAACGGCGCTCAACATAGCTCCCAATCTCCTTGCCGAATTGTTCTGTCATACCGCCATCCGTCTGAACGCTGGTATTGCCATTACCTTCGATGGTGATATAAACCTGCGGCGAACCGCTGGCTGTCTGAACGTTATTTACACCTGAATTGACAGCACGAACCCCCAGTGAACCATCAGCAGCACGAGTCAGCGGCATAATCGCTTCTGGGCCTGCCTCTCCGAAAATTCCCGCGCCTTTAGCAAATGCGAATGTTTTCGGGGTGCTGTAAACACCATTGCTGTATGCGCTAAGTGACGGTGAGTCGTACACGCCGCCGATGGCGTTAAACTTAAAGTTAGAGGCATATTCCTGCAAAGCAGTGCCGGAACTAACATGCTCTGCGCCGCCTGAACCTCCTGTAAAATAGCCAGCAATCCCCCCTGCAATTGTGCCCAGCAAGCCACCAGAAGAAGACGATGACGAACCGCCAAGAGCATTCACAACTGCCATCTGTAGCGCGACTTTTTCAAGGATTTGCAGAACCGAAATCCCCCAGGATTTCCAGGAGACTTTATTCCCTTCCAGCATCGACGTGACGTTGCTGAATGCACTATCCAGCGATGATTTCACGCCATCCGAAACGGTCCCGGAAATGTTCGACATTTCCTCCAGCCAGTTCGCATACCCCTTAGAAGCGCCGTTACGCCAGTCAGACTCAGATTCGGCAATCGCCTTATATTTGTTATTCAGTTCCGTAAGCGCAGCGTTCCGCGCAGCGATAGCGGCGGTGCCCTTATCGGTTTTTTCGAATTGTCGCTCAACCTGCTGGGTTTCGTCGAAACGTTGCCGCTGCCTGTCGCTCAGTCCGGCGGTATCCGTCGCCGCCGTTGCCTCATCCTTAAATTTCCGCGCCGCTTCGGTGAGTTGTTTCAGCGCCTCTGCCTGATCGCGCTGTTTCTTCACGTTCTCTTCTGCTCGCTGTGTCCAGCGGGCTAACTCTGCAGAGGACTCACGGATCGCTTTGCGCTGTTCATCCGTCCATTTCGTACCTGCCTGATTCGCGGCGGCGTAGAGATCTGCCGCTTTCTCGCCATCAGTCGCGCGGACTTTCTGCACCTCGATAGCCACGGAAAGATCAGCCATTTTTCGGCTGTACTGTTCAGCCTGAGACGCCGCAGCACGGTCGGCTTTTTCCGCTTCACGCGTGGCATCTGCTTTCGCTTTCTGTGCCGCCGCCACGCTTTGCGCGTTGTTATAGTCTTTTTCTGCCGCAGCCCGATATTGAGACGCAAAAGTCGAGTTATTCGGGCCGGTTTTCCCCATATCCTGCAGATCAAAATCAACCTGCCGATTGACCTTAGCAATGCCCGTCAACCCGGCCAGTTCAGCCTGACGCTGTTTATTCAGAAGGGCTTTCGCATCCTTATCGGATACAGGCGCCTGCGGTAATGCCAGAGGCACCTGAACAAGACCGTTACGGGCAGACAACAGGGTATTACCGAGACTCAGCAGGCGGTTAAATTCAGAATGCTCCCCGTTCATCCTTATAAGGGACTGATACGCCTCGTTCTGGCGCCAGGCCTGCTCGCGGATCAGATCATTGCGCCGGACATCAATCTCATTGAGCGCCTGCTGAATGGTGCGTGACCGTTCGCGCATCTGGTTCAGCTTGTTTTCTTCAACCGTTAGCTGGTCAGTCAGAATGCCGAGCGACTTAACGATATTTGCATCATTTTCGCTGGTAATGCCTGGTTTGTTCCGCGCTGAATTCAGATCATCGATCTGCGTTTTCAGTGCGGTCACTTTCCCGGCCTGCTCATCAATCAGCCGGTTTTGCTCAACCAGCGCATCGACAGTTTTTCCCCTGTTACTGTCTGCATCGCCCAGCGACATTGAGGTCGTTTTTTGTCGAATCAGGTCAATTTGCTGCGCATAATCCTGCGCAGACTGGCGGGCCTGTTCCTGCTGCTGGTACATGGTGTACCAGGCACCAGCCCCGAGCAATAACGCGCCGGGAATGCCACCGACCAGTGACAATAAGCCACTGGCACCACTGCGCAGTAAGCCCACAGCGGACGTCGCGCGGTTTAAGGACTCCTGAGACGCGGTAACCGCACGGTTTGAGAGAACAAGCTCAGCATTCGCGGCGATCATTTCGCTGCGTTTTTTGATGACGTTATCAGCCGCCAGTACTGACGCATTAGAGCCTTTGGCTACATTCGCCTCGGCGATTGCAAGGTTATAGGCAGACGTGGCGGCGCTGGCATTAGCCAGAGCTTTACGTTGTGCCTGTGCTGCCGCGTAAGCCTGCGCATCAGCCAGAGCAATTTGTGCTTTTCTTGCGTTAAGGAGGTCTGCGGCGGATGAGGTCACACCGGATACCATGCTGCCTAACAGACGTGAACCGCCAACGGCGGCCAGCACAGCAGCACCAACCGCAACCGTATTGAGATTGGTTGCCAGACCATCAAGAGCACCCGCCAGCGCCGTGGATGCGCCAAGTGCATCATTTGCGCCACCAACCCAGGCCATAAAGCTGTTCTGGACTTTCTGTGCTGAGCCACTGATGGAGGCTGGCAGCGTTTCGAACTCTTTGCGCAGCAATTCGACATTGGTCAGGAGGGGAACAATTTTATCTGTAGTGAGTTCACCGTTCTGCGCCATATTACGCAGCCCGCCCACCGTTGTTTTCATGCCATCGGCCAGCAGTTTCGCCAGGCGGCCGCCGTTCTCCATAATTGCATTGAATTCTTCGCCGCGCAGAACACCGGAGCCAAGCGCCTGGCTAAGTTGCGTGATAACGGAGCTGGCTTCCTCCGTGCTCGCACCAGACAATTTCAGAGACGTGGCGACCGTTTCCGTGACTTTTGCCACATCGGCTGACGCGTAGCCAGCCTCACGCAGGGAAGATGCTATACGGGCATACAGCGTTGCGTTGGCCTCAAAGGAGGTGCCTGTGCGCTGGCTGATTGCCAGTAACGAGCGTTGCGCTGCTGCAAAATCCTCCGCACCAGTGGAAGCCAGGCGCAGACGCCCGCTTAACTGGTTCCAGGTATCGGCATACTGGATAAGCTGATGCGTGGCAAACGCACCTGCAAACGCGCCAGCCAGGCCCGTGGCGGTAGATTTAACGCTGACCAGCTCGGCATTCAGCGCAGCAATCGAGCGCTGTGTTTCACGGGTGACGGCTGCCGCCTGCTTACCGCCCTGCTCCATTGTTTTGTAATAGTCCTGACCCATCCGTGAGGCGCGGGCAATTTCCCGCTGGAACGAGCCGGAGTCAGCGGAGACTTTAATGATCAGTTCGCGCAGCGTAGCCATATTTCACCCATAAAAAAGCCCGCAGCGCGGGCATCAGAGATCAGACATCCATTTTTCAAGCTCAGAAACTTCTTCACCCCCCTCTTCCTCAGCACCCCATTTAAGCAGCAGGTCAGCCATATTCGCTTTGCCGCCCTGGGCATTGAATGCTGCCGCCGATATCTGTGCTGCCTGGACATCGCCGCGCCAGTCACCAACAGGACTTATCCGGTCATACGCAATCCACATTTTCAGCTCACTGGCCGTCAGGGTGCTGCGCAGTTCGTGGAGTGTGCGCCCGAGTCGGAGCGCCAGCGTCATGAGAAAGAATGTAAGGGGTTGCTTTACTTTTTTTCGGCCTGATCCTGATCCACGCCGAGCGCCAGCGCCATATTCAGTAGACGTTTGTGCACCTGGCCATAAACTTCTGCGACGGTAGCGATATCATCATCAGAAAAAACACGCTCGCCTGCTTCATCGCGAAGAACATCAACGAAGAGGATCGTGTCCGCTTTTTTATTGCGGATAAATTCCTGCGCAGCAGTCAGCTTCGGAGCTTCCTCACCCTCCCCCAGTTCCGGCGGGGTGATAAATTCACGAAACTTAACCCAGGCATCACCTGACGGCTCACGAAGAATGACTTTTGCGTTATTCCATTCAGGAACGGTGATGCTTTTTGTACGGAATGCCAGATTAGGTGTCAGAGCCAGTTCACGTAAGGACATATTTATACTCTCTGTGTTATCAAATGGAGGGGAAAAAGCGCCCGCAGGCGCTTAAGAACCGGAGGCTACAATGCGTTTCGGCTTGCCTTTCACGCGAAGCGAATAGGTTGCGCCAACGACCTGAGATGTTGCTGCCGACCAGCTACTCTGACGAACTTCCACCAGCACATAAAAACCGTTACCGGAGGGGAAAACGACTTTCAGCGCCCGCAGCTCGTCATTTTCATATGCCGTCTGCAGCGCCAGTTGCGCGGCTTCATCACCCACCCAGTTACGGGAAATAGACATTTCTGCCGGAGCCGCGAGGCCGTTGGTCTGCTCCTGTTCGGTGGAGCAAAGCGTGGTGACATCGATGTCACTTTTCTGGCCGCCTGTGTAGCTTATCTCCTTCGTGGCACATTCAGCTTCAAGGAACGTCACGCCTGCCGTCGGGAAACCTGCGGCCTTAAAATCGTCTTCTGTGACGGGCGAAGTCGAGATACCGATCTGCGTGCCCTTTGTTTTTTCATACTTACTGGTCATGTTTGCTCCAGATGTAAAAAAACCCGCCAGAGCGGGTTATTGGATTGATGATGCGTGACGGGTCAGACAATCACAGATGCCTCAAGCGAGGCGCGGTGAAGACGGGTCTCCGGTTCATACAGTGGAAACTTATTGATGTTTTCCAGCCCCAGTACGGACAGGCTGGCAAGTGCCTGATCACGAATTTCGCGGGCCTCATCCAGATCGGGCGAATACACATCCACCTGAACCGAAACAGTGGATTCAGCCTGCCCGCAGAGCACATCGGCCATTGCATCAGTCGGCAGCGAGAAGACAACCCAGGGTGGACTGACGGCAGGCTCCCCCTGTGCATTCAGCGGAACCACGTACGGATAAACCTGACCGTCTGCCAGTGCACCGATCAGCGCATAAATCGTCGCCTCAGTCATTTTGACAACACCTCATCTATCGCCTTATTCATCCTGGCGATCGCCGCTAGTGTCGCCTCTTCCTGACGTGTATCAAACGCAGGCCGAACAAATGGATGTGCAGGCATGTTCGACGTGCCTAACTCAACGAAACGCCAGTAAAACACGTTGCGCCGGTTGCTGGCTTTCATGGTGTTGTCGCTGTTTCCTGTTTCGGGGTTAACGCCACGGATATGGACACCAGACGTGATCGCATTCCGGCGACCGCGCATCGTGACCACGACCACGTTCCGTTTCAGTTTCCCGGTATGTTCAGGTGCACGCTCAACAATTGCCGTTTTCAGCACTTCTGCGGCTGCGCGTGTGCCGTCACGCAAAACCTTTTTGTTCTCCGCCTTGCTGAGCAACTCCATATCGTGGGAGATATCCAGCAGGCCAGAAAAATCCAGTTTATGGTCAATCACGCTTTTACCCCCTGCTTACAGAGAATTTCCAGCCGTGTGGCTCGTTCATCAGGGACAGGCGGACCAGATACTTCAAGTAACTGCCCACGAAACGGACCAGTCAGCACTTTGAGGCGAGACGCTGCAGAAATATCCTGACGATACCGCATCCACACACGCACAGTGGCTTCGGCTTTTTCCGCACCGGAGGCCATCAGCTCGCGCCCGCTGATGCCCTTAACCTCGGCCCACACGGTTTTCCCGTCCTGCCAGTCCTGTTTTGGCTGACCCGAAGGTGATCTGACTGTTACTGAATTCTGTATGGTGACACGGTGACGGTTTCGACCTGCCTGCATGTCGCCCCCTTAAAGCGGAATGTAACGATATGGCTCAAGTAGCGAAGCGAACCCGTAGGGAATGCTCATCTTTGCCACTTCGGTAGCTTCTTCCCGGCTCTCATTCCAGTGGCCCACCAGCAGCATCAGCGCGAGGCAAATGTCCTCGCTGATAACCAGACCGTCAGGATCTGTTTCAGGTAATGTCTCGTCATACAGCTTACGGTTGATAAAATTTTCCGCTCGCTTTCGTGCCGCCGCAGCCATCAGCGTTAAAAGGGCATCGCCTGATGTGTCGTCGTCATCAATGCGGCACTGCATCCGCAGTTGTTCGAGTGAAGGAACCATGATGATTTCCCTTAGCCCGCAGCGAACTGCGGGCATAAAAAAACCGCCGAAGCGGTGGAGGTCTTACCGGGGTTCGATTACGCGGCTTTACCCGCAAGCGCTTTAATCGCTGCGGTATCTTCCAGCACACAGTCAAAGCGATGGAAGGCCAGGAATGCGGTCTGGTCATACTCAGCGTAACGCTCCACCAGGCGTTTGAGGGTCATATACGACACGCGGCGAATGATGAAGCGGTTAAAATCACCGAAATAAGCGAACTTGGCGCCCGCTGCAACATTCGGAATGGCCGGGTCGATAACATATGGCGTCTGGAGAACCGTAGCCGGTGCGCCGCCGATGATGCTGGGCAACCACAGCGGACGGTTCTGCGCGTCCACCATTTCTTCAATCACCTGCAGCGTCGCGTCATTAAAGGCGAAGCGCACATTAGGACCATTACGATATGCCGGATCAACGGCGTGTTTCAGGGAGTTCAGCTCAGTCCATTTAAAGGTTGCGGCTGCTGCTGTGCTGACCGTATTGGTCACTGATGCTGCCAGCCCCTTCGGCTGCAGTGGCGTACCGGCCCCCGTACCCAGCACAAGGTATTTCGCCTCACCGCGTCCGATACGGGACGCAATGCGTGAAGCAAGAAATGCTTCAATATCCACGCCACTATCCTGCAGCAGTTCATTGGAAACACGGATAATTTTGGAGGAGAGTTTTTTTGCACCCAGAATGGCGGTACCGAACGTGGTATCACCCTCACTGGCTGCGGTATTTTCAGCAAGAAGTTCACCTTCTTCTGTCGTACCGTCGGACGTTGACCAGGCGATATCCTGCCCGGTGGCCGTCGTGAGGATTTGCGAAATACTGGCAATGCCACCATAGGCCCGCATGGATTCAACAATACGGTTCTGGAACTGGGTCGGAACGGTATAACCACCCTGCTCATCAGGACTGGTGCCCTGCGCACGCAGTTCACGCAATGCCTGACGTTCTTCTGCGCTCAGTTCAGCCACGCCACGGCGCAGGAAGCCATTAAATGCGGCGGCCCGGCGTTCACTGGCCTGTTGCTGTGGATCGCCATGGTTACCCTGCTGCTGGCGCTGCTCTCCTTCCTGATCTTCAATATAAGTCTGATCCTGGCGGCGAAGTTCTTCTTCGCGAGCAATCTGGGCGTCCAGCGCGTCAAGCTCCGATTTCATCGCGCCCCACTGCGTGCGCTGCTCGTCAGTCCAGGCGGTATCGCCAATCTTTTCGTGGAGCGCGCGCATATCGGCTGCGATAGTGTTACGTTTCTGTTTAAGTTCATGAAGTGCCATAGAATAATTTCCTTACGCGTTAAGAAGGGTCAGCAGGCGCTCGCGCGCCATTCGTTGGTTAATGGCGTTCTTTAGCGCACCGCTGTTGCGCGCCTCCTGCCAGGCTTTCATAGAGCGGACGCCGGAATCAGCATCCTGATAGGCCGGATACGTCACCGGCGAGACATCGTACAGACGGGAAAACTTGCTGATTTCACGGATAACAATGCCTTCGTCATCCTCGTACCAGTCGTCACCATCACGGGCCACCTGGAACGCAAACGAAGACTGGCTGATATCACCCCGTACCATCGGCGCAATGACCAGATCGCGAATGGTTTGCGTATCCGGTGCCAGAATGTTGTATTGCAAGCCGCGCTCATCCACGCTCAGCGATAGCGTACCCGCCGCGCTGCGCCCAAGAATGAAATTCGGGTCATGGTTAAACAGTCCGCGTACGTCGTTTGTCAGAACGTCATCAAACGCACCGGGCTTGATGATTTCGCGAAAGCCCCAGAGTGGCTCGGAACGGGAATTGAACACGGAACCGTAACCGATGATCCGCGTGGGCTGATCGCTCTGCTGTTCTGCCCGAACCTCGCCGCTGTAACACCGTAATTCACGGTCATTCATCGGTTTTATCCTCTGTTGTTTTATCGGGTTTAAAATCGCTGGCAGGATTCGCGGCATTCACGCTGACCAGCATTTCATCCAGCCCGTTAACCGGGTTCATATCCTCAAAGGCGCGCGCCTCATTACGGCTCATCCAGCCATCGGTGATGGCAAAGTGGTAGAACTGGGCTCGCTCCTGCGGCGTACCGCGCAACAGCCCCGTAAGATTGAAGCGGACGTAATACCCGGCGGCACGTTCGGCGCGGGTAAAAAGGCGTCGGTTTAACTCCTGCTCCCAGTTAGTCACCCACGGCATCATCGTATAGCGGACAAACTGAATGGCCTGCTGGGTGATGTTGCTGAACGTGGCCTTTTCCAGGTCGTTAATCATGTGCGCCGGGACGTTGAAGATCCCGGCAATCTGCGAGCGGTTGAGCTTTGACATGTCGATGATCTGTGCATCGACCGGGGAAACCGTCAGCGCTTTGTAATCCAGTTGCGCCGGGAGCAACATCGTTTTGTTTTCCTGGCTGCGTAAAGCCGCTACCGCTTTTTGCCACACCTTTTTCAGCCGCGACCAGCTTTCTTCATTCAGGTCGTTTCTGACGGAAATAATCCCGGCAGGTCGTGCGTTGCCGTTAAAAAATGAACTGGTGTACTGCTGACCACTCATCCCCATACCGATGGTTTCTGCGTGTTGCATGATCGGTGACAGGCCCATTTTCTGGTTGTTACCCAGTGCGCGAACATGAATCATGTCGTCGGGACTGATAGCAAAGGATCCCTCGTCGTTATAAACCCCGTAGGTGTAGCGACCGCCGGTATTCAGTAAGGTGGTTTCCCAGGGCATCGGGTTTTCAATCGACTGAACCTCCCCGCGACGGGAGCGCTTCACCCAGCCATAACCATTCCCCCAGCCCAGCACATGCCGCTGAGTGAGTTCGCGCCATTTATAGCTGGTCTGCCAGATGTTTGGCTCATCGTGCAGCAGGTAAAACACCGGATGGTCGCGCGCCGGAGCAACCGCATTTCCGTTCTTTCGCATGACGTGTAACGGCATTTGCGCAAGATTGGACGCGATCACATAAATACAGGAATACACCGCCGCCAGCTTCATGGCGGTCACCGGGCTGACGTAAATATCACGCCCCAGGCTGTTGTCAGCGTCAGCGGTCTCACCTGTCAGCGGCGTGGCGGGATTTTCGAGCGGTTCACTGCGGAAAATGGCATCAAGTAACACGCTTGCCCCCTTTTGCTGTCAGCAGCGCCCCTGTAAGCAGCAACCCACCAGAAAACATCAACGCAGGGGCCAGCCCAAATTGCAGGTAAACCCCGCCCGTGAGCAGCCCGAAACCGGACAGCCCGATAATATCGATAATCAGAGATTTCATAGGATTAGCAGGTCGTCATCCGGGTCGAGAGTGGAAAGGAAGTCGGGAGCATCGCCGCCGTTCACAAGCACGCGGCTCATCCCGGTAAACAGCGCTGCAGGGCCATCGATTTTTGCTTCCGGAGTGGACTTGTTAGGGAAAATGTTGTCGTTTTTGTCAGGCTTAACGGTCACGTTCGACATCATCCAGTTCATCACCGGATGATTGGAATGGTGGAATCTTCCCCCGTACACCAGCGCTTCCACCTCTTTCATGGCTTCCGAGAAGTTGCGAACCGTCTGAGGCACCTCCACCAGCGGGATCCCTTCTTCGGCCAGCGCCAGGCTGAACTGTGTGGCACTCCAGGGGTCAAAACCGACCTCTTTCAGGCTTTGCCCACCGATCCAGTCAAGCAAATCAGCTTTAATCTGATGGTGGTCGATTACGTCACCGTCGGTCAGTTCTAACTTTCCGAGCATGGCCCATCCCCGGTACATCTGCGCCATTTGTTCAGAGCATTTTTCTAAACGCCCTTCGGGTAGCCAGAATTTAAAGTCCGCATGCAGGTGGCCGTTATCGGCCCGCCATATCTTCGCGGCTGCGCAGATATCGATCTTATGGGCCAAATCCACGCCAACCCACATCGGGTACGTTTTCAGCTCATGCACGGGCGCGATGTCTTCACAAGCCTCCCACTTCATCATGTCCATCCAGGCTGATTCAGCGGTCACCCAGATATTCATATGCTTTGTGAAGAAATTAACGCGCGCGGAAACCTGCTCTTTCGCTTTTTTCGCCAGGCGGCGCAGATCATCCCACCGTTTACAGATACCCAGGCCGGGATTGGCTTTTTGCCAGACCGTTTCATCAAACGGATCATCGCCTTTATCAAGGGTGAAAATGATGGCAAAAAAGCTGTCATCTTTAACAGCACCTTCAACCTTGCTGTTGTAGCCCTGCAGAACCTTTATGGCGTAGTCGCGCAGCTCGTAAAAGATGCCCTCTTTATTAAATCCGGCGGTTGTGATGCCAAACAAAAGCGACTGCAGGCGCGCACCTGTTGCTGTCTCCAGAACGTCCCACACATCACGCGTTTTGTGTGCGTGCAACTCATCGACAATGCCGCAGTGAATATTCAGGCCGTCGAGATTGTTGGCGTCAGACGATAACGGTTCAAACTTGGATGAGCTTTGCTCCTGGTAAATCGCCAGCTTATTGAATTCGAACAGTCGGCCCAGTGTCGCTTTCGCCTTTTTCACCATGTTTTTGGCGTCTTCGAAAACAATACGAGCCTGATCGCGGGTGGTCGCTGCTGAATAGACCTCTGCGCCCCCTTCGCCATCAGCCCCGGTCATATAGAGGCCAACACCAGAGGAAAGCGTAGATTTTGCGTTTTTTCGGGCCACTTCGTTATAAGCGGTCCGGAAGCGGCGAACCATTACCGGGCGTCCGCTGCCATCGTTACGCAGAACCACTTCCCCGGTCGCTTCATTCACCAGGGGAATAACAAAGCCGAAGATGTTAATCAGAATGAAAACATGCCAGTCCATTAATTCTATCGGCTGGCCTGCCAGTGCCCCCTTAACGTGAGGCACAAATTTATAAAAATTGAGGATGTGCTGCGCGCGCGCCTCGCTGAAAAAAATGCCCCGCTCCTCACCGTGCGCCAGATCATCAAGAAAACGCTGGCAGGCCAGGCGCACATATTCACAGGCAACAATTTCCCGCGCTACAACCCGTTCGGCGTAGCGTATGCCTTCTGCAACCTTAGCCATTAATCCCTCGCTTTCATGAACTCTGCCAGCGGGTCAACCGCATCAGGCTTATTAATGCTGACTTTTGAACGGCTGGCGGGGGTCATACCAAACTCAGCAAGCATGGCGCGGAGCCGTTTCCATGCGTCCGCTTTCATAATTGCCGCCGGATGAGCCTTAATTAGCACATCTCCAGTTTGCGTTTCAGTCCGGTACGTATATCCCTCGATCTCCAGTGTGTCGCAGTGGTGGCGGTATTCGGTGTATGCCTCCACAAGCAGTTCAAGCGCCCGTGCGTCCAGTTGAGAAATGACGCCGACAGCATCCAGTTCCTCAGCCATTCTCTTAAACCAGTACTTCGCCTGTTTATCGAAATGCTTCGGAGTTGGGGGAACCCCTTTTGGGGGTTTTGGCTCATCTTTGTTGATCGGGCGCTTGGATGGGTTACCCCTCACCAAACGCAGATGGCTCGGGGTTTTCGGTGGTCCAGACATAATCGAAAACTCCTATTAATGATCGGCTGGGGATCCCCAAAAAAAGTTTCGTAACCTGCGGCGATGTGAAGAAAGGTCAGGCGTCGGTCCGCAGGCCACGCGGCTGCAGGGATTTGATCCCCCCCCTGCATTGATGAGAATCGCTCTCACTCGGTCGCTGTTTTGTGTCGGTGGCACGGCCAGCACAGGCTTTGCAGGTTGGCATCATCATCGGTACCCCCTTGAGCCTTAGGCTTGATGTGATCGACGGTCACGGCGGGTACGGCGCGCCCCTCTTTGAGGCATGACTGGCATAAGTGGTGATCACGGCTTAGGATGCGAGCGCGGCGAATCTCCCACTTATTGCCATATCCGCGCTGATGACGGCTCTTGCCCTGCTGGTGCTGTTCCCAGCCTTCGTTGCGGTGTTGTTCGCAGTAGCCAGAGCGGTCAGTAGTAGTACCTGGACATCCACGCTTTCGGCACGCTCTTGGTATTAGCGCGGGCATCGTTCAATCCTTACCTGACCATGACGGATTCTCCGCTTAACTTCACCGTTTACCGACAGAACACGTCCATGGCCGTCAGCTTCCGCAACAACCACCTCACCTTTGACATCATCAGCAGTGAAGCAGCGGGACACCATTACACCGTCGAGATAGACGGTGATACGTTCGCGGCCGGGTATGATTCGTTCACCCGGATCATCATCAAGAACGGTTACACGCATAATGGTTTCCTTTTGGGTGTGAGCCTTTCGCAAGGGAAGACCGCCCGATAAAACGGAATGCCCCAGGCTCACGACTGAAAGTTATCGTTAGGCTGCGCGTGCGAGGCGCAATGAATGTGATCGATGAAACTTAAAAATTGTGGTAAAGCTAAAGCCATATATCTGAAATGGAGATTTCTATATGAATGAAGATGAGTTAAAGAAATTTGTGTTTTCTGAAACGGTAGAAATTATTTCTGCTCTATCTACCAAAACTGGCGGTTACAACGCCGCCATTTCCTTTTTCGACCGTGTATATGACGACCTTATGCATCTAGCCATTGAAAAAGGCCTCAAGAAGGAATGATGAATTTACAGCAGGTATTCAATGAGTGCCTGCTGTAATGGCTAATCGTCGAGCTGCAGTACACCATGTTCCAATGAATCGGAGTAGGCGATCAGACCTGTGTATTCCGGGATAATTTCACCATCATCGGATTCAAACTCCGGGATTGTTGCAGTGGTGATGGTGTATTGAGGCTGACCATCTTCTTTAGCAAAGGTTGCCAGTTCTTCAATCTGTTTCGCTGTAAGTACTACCGTCATACTTTCCTCTCCGGTTATCTAAGGCACTGCTCACGAACATACGCCTGCAGGCCTGTCAGTTGTTTGGTGACTGTTTCGATTCGCTCTCTGAGGGTGAAATAATCCCGTTCAGCGGTGTCAGTAAGTCGGGGGCCGGTTGCATCATCCATGCCGGGGGCGCTGGCCGTTCCGTTCTTTGGACAGGTTGCGTTGACGCGCAACCCACACTTACCAGTGCTAACGCAACGCTGCAGGTCTTCAAGCTGCTTTTTAGCATCTGCGAGTTCTCCGGTGTATTTCGCATCGAGCGTGGCAACTTCACGTTGGCGCGCTGTCATATCGTTAATGGTGTCGTTCGCCAGAGTCAGCGCGCTGGTTGCCTTATCGCGCTGCTCTTTGTAGTTCAGTGCATTGTCGCGGTAATGATTAACACCCCATCCCAGCGAGAAAATCAGCAGGATGATGGCAGTTGCAATAATGGCGGTTACGCGGCTCATTTCTGGCCCCATGTACAAACCTCACGCTCAACTTCACGGCGATTGATTAACCCCTGCCATTTACGACCACCAGCATAAATCCACTGACGCAGGCCATCGCAGGCCGCCTGGTAGTTCCCGGCGTTCAGGTGACGCAGAACAGCGGAACGCTCAAACGCCGTTACGCCAACGTTGTAGCTAAACGTGATAAGCGCTGCTTTCTGGTATTCACTAGCCGGGACTTTAACGGAGCGGTCAACAGTACGAGAAAAAGGTACCAGGTCTTTTTGCAACAGCGCGCGGCATTCAGCATCACTATACTTTTTACCCGGCTTGATATCGGGACCAGTGTGCCCGTAGCAGACGGTCAGTACGCCAGCAACATCGTAATAAGGTGCGTATTTCACCCCCTCCAGATCGGGGATCATCGTCCCGGCAATTGCCAGAGAACCAGCACCAGCCATTGCCAGTAATTTATTTCGTAACACCGGAGACATCGCCATTATTCACCCACCTTTTCCAGAGCGGAGACTGCAACCTGAACCGTCGCCGGACGTTCGCTGTGAGGCTTGTCTTTCACCTCATCGAGATAACTACTGAGCATCTGGGTCCGCTTTTCGTCCTCTTTACGTCGGCAGCGCGCATCAATCCGACCGTTCACGTATGACGCAAGAGAAATAACAACACCAATCAGGCCAAAGGCCATGTACACAACATCCTGTGTCGCCAGTCCTAAGCCAGCGGCAATTGTTGCCAGCCACGCGAAAAATTGCGTGACAATATTTCCGGGTTGGTCATTCATTTTCATGGTCTCTCACCTCGCTGGTTAGCGGGTGCTGTGCATAATAGAGAAGGTTCAGAAATGAGCAGCAGAGCCATCTCATCTGAATTTCTAAGTGAGTAAGTGATTTAAATCGAAGCAATTCCGTCAGATATTTGGGATAGTAATGTGATGCTTATAACAAAAACCGGGTGTGTCATGAGAGATGAAGACTGGGTTATCGGGAGGGCTGTCTTTGACATCCTCCTGTCAGGATCAGAACAACAAATAACCAAAGAATTGCTGATTGAACGTCTGACCCAGAAGTATCTGGATATTTATGAAAACAGTGCGTTGGTAGAAGACGTTTTGCTCTATGAATCCGCACTAAGGATAGTGAAGGATTCGTATTCATAAACAGCACAGCAAAGCAAAAAAAAAGCCTGCTCGGACGAACAGGCCTGAATCAGGTAAAGCATTTTTGTTTTCGGTGCCGGGTGCCTCCCGGTGAAACGTCGACTGGCTGCAACGTTCCGCATGCATATAAACTCAAGGACCGCCTGTAACGCCCCGCCGCACAGGGGGATTCACCACGCTGATAATTCAATTTTTTCAGTCACATAACGTCAAGTTTTTGCTGTTTGCACTTGCATTATGATGACTTTTACAATAACTCCTGCACACAACCCCATTCCTTCTCTTTGTTAAAACCGTAGCTCACACAAGTGGTGATTTTGTCCATTCGATACATACTCCATCGTGTTTAGGAAGTGCCGTGTATTTGATGGGATTTTCAGGTTAATTATGTCTGGCTGGAAGGTAGCGAACATAAATGATATTGGCTTGGTGTGGAATCCGATTCACTACGTATGAATCTTCTTGTGTCCATGTGAGGTTAGAACCCAACTCATTAATTACTCTAAAGTTTATGGACAAAACGCCGATAGTTATCCGTTAATATTACAGGAGGTAGTCATGGCGGATGTGATTTTTGTTTTCCCTAAAGGTGTAATTCAAAGAAAAGAGTACCTTTTAAAAAGCCTTAAGGTGGATTACGAAATCTGGACTGATACACCAGATACAGACACTGTAGCTCTTAATTGCGTTGGTTGTTGGGATGAGAGCGATTTTGAAGAACTTACCAGCGCGCTAAGGCTGGTAATCTGTCAAAGTGAAAATTTAGTAACGGATTCAGATAAAGAAGGCACTTACATTTTTACCCGAATGCAGAATCTTTGAAAAAAAAGCCTGCACGGAGAAGTACAGGCTCAAGCGACTTTTCGCACAACTTATTTTTATATGTGGTGCCGGGTGCCTCCCGGTGAAACGTCAACTGGTCACAACGTTCCGCATGCGTATGCATATATAAACTCACCAGTAATGCCCCGCCGCACAGGGGGATTCACCGCTTGAATAATGTAATTTTTTCATTCACATAACGTCAAGCTTTTGGTTTCGGTCACCGGAGCCATCACAACGAAACCAGAAAAAGAAACATCAAGGCGCACAAAGAAAGCATCCTCTGTACAATCGCACGTTAGTTTGGTAATGAGCCGCTTGAATACGAAAAGGTCATCGGAAGCAAGCCTTCCATGTCATCAAATTTCATTCGTCATAAATAGCACGTATTTCTGACACAGTCTGGTTAAACCTGTCGGCTTCGATTTCAACTCCTATTGCATTTCTCCCGTGCTTTAGCGCCTGCTTTATTGTTGAACCTGAACCCATGAAAAAATCTGCAACGACTTCGCCAGGTTTGCTGCTGGCGAGGATGATTTGCTCCAGCATTTCAGCGGGTTTTTCGCATGGGTGTTTGCCGGGGTAATATTGTACCGGCTTGTGAGTCCATACGTCCGTGTAAGGCACAAAAGCGGTGACGGAAAAGAAGCGGCGCAGCTCTTGAAACTCCTGACGGAGACTTTCGTACTCCCGGCTTAATTCAGCGTATGAGGCAGACAAAGCGCTATGTGATGAAGGCAATTTCACGTCCTCATTTTTTTGCTCTGCAACCTCGGCGAATAGCGCCTGGAGTTTTGCATAATCAGATTCACTGGGTAATTGCCACTGGCTGTTACTAAACCAGTGGGATGCCATGCTTTTCTTTCCAGTGGCCTCCGCTATTTGCTGCGCCGTTATCCCAAGCGATTGCCGGGCCTGCTGAAAGTATTCGATCAGCGGTGACATCACTTGCTGTTTCATGGCTGCTAACTGTTTGTCATAACCCGTACTTTTGGGTTTGCATGGCCCCTGTAAGTGCTCAGCAAATAATATTCTCTCAGTGGCAGGAAAGTACGCTCGCAGGCTTTCCTTGTTACAACCATTCCAGCGGCCAGATGGTTTTGCCCAGATAATGTGGTTGAGAAGGTTAAAACGCGAGCGCATTAACAACTCAGTGTCTGCTGCCAGTCGATGGCCGCAAAACAAATAAATACTGCCAGCAGGTTTCAACACCCTCCAGAACTCAGCCAAACACTTATCAAGCCATGCCAAGTAGTCAGAATCGCCCGACCACTGATGGTCCCAGCCCTGTGGCTTCACTTTAAAATAAGGTGGGTCGGTGACGATCAGATCGACAGAGTTGTCAGGAAGGGTGGCAATAAAGTCCAGGCAATCGCCGTTATACAAAACAGAACTGGATATATTTACAGTGTTTTTCATAGATCAGTAAGCTTAACTCTGGTAGGCTCACTATGCTTTTGCGCTAAAGCAGTGGGCCAGGGTTCGCTTGTGATCTCAACCATGAGCGAATGGCTGGTGTGGTGCTACAACACCCACCAGCCGCCCATTTCCACAGCAGGAATACCCCCATTACTGGAGGCGTTTGTAACATCCAAATTGATAATCTGACAGCCCAGCCAAAACCAACTGAGTGAGAATTAACTGACAGCGTTCCCGGCTAAGGTGTGTTATTTGTGCCATCTCACCTGCGGTCAGTGGTTTCACCCCTAACTCTTTGAATACCGCCCTCGCATCAACCGTCATATCTTTCTGATTTAGCACCTTTTTTACCTCTTCAACTCAACGTTGCATAGAGATAACTCTGGTTGTTCAGGACAGCAAGAGGTCTTTGCGAGGGCAATAAAAAACCCGCTCGGTGGCGGGTTTCTTTACTCTGAACATACAATGCCCATCATTGATGTCAAATATACACAAAAACGGCAACATTGCAAGCATCGTGCAGCTAAATTACGCGATATTCATTAAATTATCGTTTCCTGTAACGCGCTTAAGTTGAGAGTTTGAATAGCTCTCTTCCTGAAAGCATTTTGACACCAGCTTTTCATAGAACGGTTTCCAGCTATAGCGCCAGGTGCGATCAGGGAGGCTTGGCAACTCAGAGAAAATGCCACGGTAAGCCACAGACGATTTCGGGCGGCTGTAGCCTCTCCCCTCGCATCGCTTGCATTCTTTGTACACGGGCACCCCCTGAAACTCTGTCGCTTTGCGATCAAGGGTTTTACCCGTTCCACCACACTGGCAGCGCTTACTAATCTTCCCGGTTCCATGACACTTGCTGCAGAGGACATGCTCAACGCTTTTGACTTCGCGGGTTTTCACAAAATCAGAGGGGGATTGCCCAAGGTCTTTAGCCCACTGAGGCAGGCGCATTGTGTAGTGGCTCTTTGTAACCACACTGGCCTTTTCCACCAGGCGTTTACCGTGGCACGTCGGGCAGTCATAAGAGTCAGCAGCAGAGGATGCATAATCGTTATAGGCAAACTTAGCCAGTATGAGCATACACAACGGGAATTTTTTACCGCACAACCGCCGAACGGTGAAAGGCGCGCACTCTTTGGCGTACTCAGAGAGCCAGGCAATCGCCGCCTCTTTGTCTTGCTTACTCACACCAGCTTTGCCCAGGTACATTGCCAGACCAATTCCCGCGTCGGCCTGAGTCATCCCCAGCGCAGCCATTACATCAGTTACTGTTAATTGCTCAGTTGCCGTAGCGCGAACGCTATCGGAAATATGCATGCCCTTTGGTGCGAAAAATTTAACAACATTATCCAGGTCCATACGTGTCTCCACTCCACTACGCCAGCGCGCCAATGGCAAATGCGTAGTCTATAAAACGAAACAGCAGCGTTAGCTGACTGCCATATTTGGCTTCGAAAGCCACAGGGTCCCGATGAAGTTCGTCGTGGTGCGCTCTGCACAGCGGCAACACGAATAAATCATGGGCTTTGGTTCCCATCCCTCCTTGTCCATGTCCAATAACGTGGTGTGGGTCGTCTGCCGGGTTACTGCAGCATGCACATTGCTGCGCTTTAACCCAGCGGGTGTATGTGGGGTTTTCCCAGCGGCGGCGCTTCGGGCGCAGCATGAAGGATTCCGGCGTCTCAGGGTCCACCTTTAGCGCCAGCACACGCTTTGCTGTTTCCTGCACAATCTCAGAGGGTCCGCGCGTTGGCACAATGTCGGCCTCTCTGGTTACTGACTGAATGACGGGTTTAGGCAAACGCAGCACCTGACGCGCTGCGGTTTCCGGTATCGCATCAGCCAGGCCATTGCGGGCCAGCCACCAGCAAAGCTCGGGCAGTGTCAGTGAATGGGTGTCATCGAACCCCAGCTCGCGGCGAACCGCTGTGAGGATGTATGCGGCACAGTTCGCCAGCGCGATGACTTCCATGGCGCTGGAATGCTGGTTACGTAGCAGGTTGTCACAGTGCCAGCACAAACGAATAACGCCAGGGGCGTGGCGCATGGTTGTAATGTTTTCAGCGTGCCAGGATTCATGCGGCCACTGACAGGAGTTTTCACGAAGCAACCAGTCCTCAAGCCCAGAAAGGCCACCAGCACGACGTAACACAGCCTCGTTAACAAATACCGAATGTAATGCCGGGTCTTCTGCCAGCGGCTGCTCTGCTGGTGGGATTTCTCCGCTGGGCACATCAGCAAGACGCTCTGGCTCATTCTCGATCAACATGCGGCCCCGGTGAAAATGAGGCAGTAGCTGAGAGCCAGGGCGAAACGCCACCAGCCCCAGTTCTGGAATGACTACCGGCTTGAGTAATGCCCTCACGCAGTTACCCCCGAATAGACCGAAATTGTTATTTCTACCTTGCCACCACTGATTACCGGCCCCCACTCCACGAGCATGCGCTTTACCTGGCTGTCGTCTTCCCAAACTCCGGCATGTGTCAGCGCATCAAACAGCCCTTTGGTATAGTTGTCGATGTCCCGGCGGCGGTTGTCTGGCGGGTACAGCAGAATTTCCACAGCACACAATGAGCTGGACGGTTTAGGCAGTCGGCGAAGTTGCTCAATGATTGCGGCGCAAGCGTCACTCTGGAAACGCCTACCTGCTTCACTGATCATGTGCCTGCCTTTCAATGACCCTTTGTTCGGAGCGCGCCAGTAGGTGTTTACGCTCGGTGGGAATGGCAGGGTTAGCTTCATGCATGTACCTCGCCAGCCTGAGTTAGAGTGGACGCATACTCACGAATATGGGTGCGGATCAGGCGAATGTTTTCGCGGCTCGTCTCAGGCAATGACCCCAGGGCGCTGATGAATGCCGGGGTTGTCATCCCGTGTTCCGTTACGGCTTCAATTCCCGCTCTTACTAACCGTTCTTGCAGATCATCGCGAACAGATGAGTCTGCCAAGGATAGTTTGTTCAGCCAGTCACTTACCGCAATCTCAAGTCTTTTCGCAGCTATCAATGATTCTGCGACTAAAATTGTATCTGCCGTTACCGTCACAACTGTCGGCTTTGATACCGTGTCAGCGGCCCAGGTGTGCGCGAACTTTGATTCATTGAATGAATACTCATCCTTGTTCCCGAACGCAGCGCGTACACATGCCCATGTCTCTACACCGCTTCTGCTTAGGATGTCTTCTTGTGTCAGTGGTAACTCACTCTCAACGCGAGCTACAGGCAAAGGAACGTTTTCAGCTAAGGCTTCTTTGACGATTGGTTTCGGAATAATTTCTGGAATATTTTGTTGTTGGATTTGGGGTAGCATTCGTAATGCTTCACGGCGAATTTGTGCCATGAATGCATCACCACGCGCTTCCAGATCCTTACGGCTGATATAACTGGTTGCGGGGCCATTCCAGTTTTTATCGAACACAGCGACAGCACCTGCAAAGAACGCGCCGCTTGGTACCTGCTTTTCATCCTTTGGAATAAACCATTTCGGCACATCAAAACCAATGCGACCGCGTATGAATGCGATGTGATCAGCGTTTTCAGGCCACCAGACCTCACTTGTCGCGGCTTTGATCAGGATGACATAACGTCCGCCCTTTTCCCGCATCGCCATGGTGTGATCGACAATGTGGCGCATCCCGGTGATATACACATCGTCATGCTGCATTGCGCGGCTGTATGGTGGGTTAGCAAATGCCGCTCCGTTCAGTTCAGCCAGGCGCTCTGACCAGTCATGCGTCAGTGCGTTGTCTTCTGCTGTATAGAAATCAGGGCATTTTGAATTCTCCCCATCCGTGAACAGATCAAGCACTAATGGGCCAAACATGGCGTTAATACCCCAAAAGATATTGTCGGGGGTACACCACTGATCGCCAATCTCTTTAAGCTCATGAGAGGCTTTGCCACGAAGTTCATTCAGTGCCTGAGTGTATTTATTAGTCATAAGTCACCATTGAATCGGCCAGCCAAATCATAAAACCGCTCAGAGCTTCTCGCTCTGGTGCCCCAGGTCAGGCACTTCCGTTTGCGGCGTAGACACTGCTCCCGCTCGGTGATGCTCTGTGACGCATCAAAAGCCTCTGCCCATACCGTTGCGGCACGCAGGTAGAGCCCCTTTTGCTCCAGTTCCCCGGCCTGCTTGATTAGCGCTTTAGCGTGGCGTGTCTCCTGCAACGGCTTAACGTCTGATTCGATACGGGACTCATTGAACGCGTATAGAAATTTGTTCTTCTCTCCGCTGCGTGTTGTGTATCCGGCGTCGTACAGGCGATATGCAGCACGCTGAACGGCTGGGCGCGGATACTGGGGAAACGCGTCACAAATTTCAGCAGCGCTGGAGCCAGGGGCCGTTTTGATATATTCCAGAATTTCAGCAACCAGGCTCATGAGCGGAACCCCGCGTTATCAGGGAGTGAGTAATCAACCTGGCTGTGGGTTGACTTGAATGCCGCGTCGTCTTTGACCCATCGCCCCTTGACGCATTTCGGCCTGCCGCTGGCGTGCCATTTGCTGGCCTTCTCGAAATACTCGACGCAGTTTTCTGGACCAAAGAGCGTGCTGGGGCGCAGGTAGTCACTCATCTTCGAGTCATCGGCCCACTTAGCCGTGAGGTAATCAACCACCAGCATGAGGTCTTCGGCGCTGTAGTTGTCGGCCAGACGACCACGGATGTAACCGAGGGTAGTTTTGGTGCGACCGCCCCTGCCGTATGACGAGTTAGTTACCCGATTGAAATGCTCAAGAACCTGAGCGGCAGGATCGGACTGCTCGTCGGGTTGCGCAGCAACCGGACAAGAGGGTTTTATATCCTGTGTAATCTCCTGAGTATTCTCTGTGTAATCTCCTGTATGAAAGTTTGTGGGATTCCCACTGGCTTGTTCGTGGGGTTCCACCATTCTTGTTTGCGGCGCTTCCACATTCTTGTTTGCGGTATTGCCACATTCTTGTTTGCGGGATTGCACCAATCCAGATTGCGGTGTTTCCACATTCTGGATACTCCGCATTCTGGTTTTATCCTGGCTAACCTTCTTCGCGGGCTTTGTTGTCTCTACCAGCAGGGCTTCAAGCCGCTCTGTGTTGATGCGGTAATGCATGGTTGCAGGCACACCGCGAAGGTCCTCCTCAAGTACACCGAGCGCAATAAGACGCTTACGCGCAGTCTCCTGCTCGTCGCGGGTCAGAGCGGTCTCACTTGTTATATTGGCTTGGGTTTTGTACATCCAGCCGCCATCCATACGGTTGTGCCAGTAAACCATCTGGGAGAGAAATACCGCCGCAACCGGACCAGCCTTGACCTTCCCGACCTTAAGCTTGGCAAAGGCGGGGTTATACGCAATTGGGCGATCAAGTAGTTGAATTATGGTGCTCAATCCCGGCCTCCCTGCAATAGATGCTTGCCAGTGAACCCCATAGCTAGGAGTATGAGAGTGGAATGAACAAGAACTAAAACAACACAGCAAAAATGAGGAGATGCAAAGTGATCTACCAACTTTTGGCTACCAGTCGCAGCAGAGATGTCCTTTACGACGTAACCATCAACGACCAAAACGGAAAACTCGAAATAGAATGCAATTGTATGGCTGGTGAAATGGGTGCGATGTGCAAACACCGTATTGCAGTTATTACCGGTAAATATGCGAATATCATCGATATTAACGACCCAGAAAACGCCGACGCCGAATTGGCAACTGCACTCATTTCTCAATATGGTGTTACAGAACAATACGTTGCGCTGGCCAAAGAACTCGAAGACCTGAAAAAGAGATTTAAGGCTGAGGAACAAGCCATTAAATTGAGGATCGATGCTCTGGCAGGCTAAGTTCTCAGTTGAATTTTTTTTCATTAAATTAGCTCTCATCCCTGGCCTCTATCTCATTGAAATCGCGCCGAAACTCTTTGATAGGGCTAAAGCATTCGCCGTGTTCATAGTTTTCGCGAAGATAGATAACTCGCCGGGTCTCTGGCTCCCAGCGGATAACGTGGACGGGTATACCCCTTCTGTCTCTGAACCATCGGTTAAGGACGCGCATAAACGTTTTGCCCTCCGGTAGTAGACACCCACGACGCCAGCCGCTCGGCTGTGGTTACATGCAACCCAGCGGTTTGATACTCTGCGCTCATACCGAAACAGCGGAACACCCGGAGTCGGGATCATCCTCAGTTGCGGTAAACGGTTTTTTACCGTTACACTGTTCATGCGTTAGTTCTCCACACGATTGCTATGCGCCACGACGCCAGGAGCTGCACACTCGCTGGCGTCACCCTTTTCAGGCGCGCAAAAAACCCGGTACAGAAGCGTTAAATGCTCCTGCCACTTCGCCATAACCTGATAACTGTTCTCTTCAATTCGCTCGCGTTCGTCAGCATCGATAACCCCGTCAGCCGTCGCTATACGGACGTACTGAGAGTGCTCGCTGATCCATTCAATCGTTTCCATCAGGCGCTGATTGATATCCGCGTTATCAACATCCTCAATAGCCACCAGCGGAACGTTGACACTGTTTGACTGGCGAGAAACGGCATCGGCGATATGTTTGGTACCGCTTGCCTGTTGAAGGACCATCGCCCACCCCATCGGGAATATCTGATCACCACCAGCACGAAGCCGGTTAAAAAGCGCATCCTCAGTAACACCCAGCCATTCAGCGGCTTCTGCGTATCCGCCAGGTAGCGCGGCGATCGTCTTTTTGATTGCAACCACCATCCACGCTGGTTGTTTATCTACTTGCCAGTGATTACCCACGGTTAACTCCTTGAATCTGTGGTTTCTGTCTGGATGTCCTATTGCTAGATTTCTCGTAAAGCTCAGGATGAAATGGCAGTTTTCCATCAGTGCGATATGCAGCCTCAGCGGCTCTTCCTTTTGGAATTAATCGACCCGGTCGATTGCGCCATTGGTAAACGGCCTCGCTGCTGATGTCGAAAAAGGCGGCAACTTTTTCAGCGCTACCAAAGTAGTTTTCAATGTCATCGGTTGTCATAACACCCCCATCACTAAGTTTTATTAGATATTAAATACCAATCTTTCTTTGGTCAATAAAAACTAAGATTAGTTAGTTTTATTTCGAAGAAGTGATAAAAAAATGGAAACAGTAGGTCAGCGAATCAGAGGATTAAGGAAGGTCACAAAAACATCACAGAAAGAGCTAGGTAAGTTCTGTGGCGTAAGTGATGTTGCGGTCGGCTATTGGGAAAAAGATATTAACGTTCCTGGCGGCGAAGCTTTGGGAAAGCTTGCAAAGTTCTTCAATACATCAATTGACTACATACTTTATGGTACTGAATTCGAAGATAAGTTGATAACAAGCATGAGGCGCGTTCCTGTACTCTCGTGGGTGCAGGCAGGGCATTTCACAGAAACAAAGCCATCTGAAATTATCAGCGAAGCCGAACGTTGGGTAGAAACGTCGCTGCGTGTTAGCGAGAATGCATTTGCTCTGGATGTCCAGGGAGATTCAATGACAAATCCCAATGGCCTGCCAACCATTCCGCAGGGGGCTACAGTAATTGTCGATCCTGATGCTGAACCTATTAATGGTAAAATAGTGGTTGCAAGGCTTGATGGTACAAACGAAGCCACGGTAAAAAAACTGGTAATTGATGGTCATCAGAAATTTCTTGTCCCCCTTAATCCGCGTTATCCGAACATTCCAATCAATGGCAACTGCATAATCATTGGTGTAGTCAAAGGCGTTCAGTACGAAATCTAAGTATCCCTTCCCATTCAAACACTGAACTAAGAAAAGTTTGGTTTTTCCACTTGACCATAAAACTAAGTTAAGTTAGATTTCATTCATCAACAGCGAACAGGCTGGACGCCCACGAAGTAGCCGCCGATGGCGTACGAATAATCGGATGATTCGCTGACAGGTATCTTTGGGAGGGGTTAAGTACTGGCTGACTACCAGGCACTAAGGATCACTTGGTGAATACGTCCCCCGACCAACCCTCGGGGCATCAGGAAGAAATGACGTAGGGGCCGCTGACCAGTCATCAGCACCCCGCCCGAAGATACCTTGTTATTGCCAAAAGATCGCTGGAACGCGATAGCGGTGTAGTCATTAGCGGCATCTGATCTTATTTTCCCGTGAGGGTGCCGCATTTTTTTTACACAACACACAAGAGCATCACCGCAGCGACGGCTCATAACCCAATCGCTACGGGCGGCACTCACCGCAGGTGCTCTTTTGTGTTGTGTGGAGAACTAACGGCGGTTGCAGCCGCCCTTCTGAGGGTTAACCGATGGAAAATGAACGTTTGACCAATATCCCCGATTTCTTCGGGGAACTGGACGGCGGTGTGTTTGAAAACAAACTTGCCGCAGCACTGAATGAAGTCGCCCTGGGTGTTTTGAATAACGGGCAAAAAGGCAAAGTGCAGGTCACCTTTGACCTGTCTCGCCTGAGCAATTCACTGGAAGAGAAGCGCGTGACCATCCAGCACCGCCTTTCTTTCACCAAGCCTACCCCGCGCGGTAAGTCTTCCGAGGAAGACACAACCGAAACCCCGATGTACGTCAATCGCGGCGGCAAACTCACTGTGCTGCAGGAAGATCAGGGCCAGTTGTTCACGCTGGGCGGTGATCCTGCTGCGAAGCTCGCTAAATAAATCCATCAAGTTCGACTTTATCTCTTAGCAAAGGAAACCAGTTTATGTCGCAGCAAGTAGACAACACAGCCATCAGCCAGATCCGCGATATGGTGCTGAGCCAGTTCATTGAAGAAAAGTTAGCGGGCGCTGATTGCCCCGCAGTCGTCCTGCCAAAAGACGTTTCAGTTGAATCCATTGAACGTCTGCATACTGAGCGCTTCCGTTTCCGTGGCAAGCTGGACACCTCCAGCATTGATGACTTCGTTCGCTACTCTACCGGCTATGCAGCAGAAGGCACTCGCTGCTTTATCAGCACCGATAAAATGAGCGCTTCCTCGGTCTTTAACCTGGGCACCATTACCAACCCCGGCCATGCGGATAATAAAGCGGTTCTGACCCTAAAACGCACCGCTCCATTCACTGCGCTTCTTTCTATCAACGGTGACCGTAACGACCAGAAAACCCTGGCTGAATGGCTGGAAGACTGGTCTGATTTTGTGACTGGCTTTGATACTGACGGCGCGGTAATTGACGCTAAAAAAGCAGCGGCGGCTATTCGCAAGATCACCATTGAAGCAATCAAGAGCGCTGAGTACGAAGATCAGGATTTCAGCGGTCGTCGTTCAGTTATGGAAAGCGTTGAAGCCAGAACCAAAGACATTATGCCTGTGGCCTTTGAGTTCAAGTGTGTGCCGTATGAAGGTCTGGCCGAGCGCCGCTTTAAAGTGCGTATGAGCATCCTCGCCAGCAATCAGCCGCTGCTGGTTCTCCGTATTACTCAGCTCGAAGCCTATGAAGAAGAAATGGCGGTAGAGTTCCGTGATCTGCTCGTTGAGAAATTCACCGACAGCAAAGTAGAAACTTATATCGGCGTCTTTAACGCCTAATTACGCTGCTGCAAATGCCCCTGCGGGGGCATTTATGGAAGCGAAATTAATTTAATTAATCGCCACTGGCGAGGGTTTCTTACAACCAAAAAACAGCGCGGTGCAGCGTGCACATACTATGGAGAACTAACGATGAGAATGACTAAAGAGCAGTTGCTGGTTGCCGCTCGCACAGCGGCAAAATATCTCCCTGCGGCGTCAGCCGATATTATGACCGAACTGGCTAACCGTCTGGACGTCACCAGCGTGGCGTTAAGCGAATCGCTGGAGCAGTGTAAGAAACTTGCTAAGGCATTAACTGTGATTGCCAATTCTGAGCAGCATGAAGGCGATACTGTTGTTTGTGATTTTTCTTCGCTGGTTTCAGTTGCTTCTGGAGCGTTGCGCGAGCACTACAACAGCGAATGTCATTCAGACTTGAATGAGGCCACCAGCAATGGCTAATTCATTCAAACTCATGTCCCGTTCTGGCGTTATAAAACGTGCTGATACAGGGATGTTTATCAGCCTGAACGATATTCACGTCAAAGAAGGTTTTAACAAGCGCGACGACGACGAACGCACTCGCCTGGCTGATGATGCTCTGTATGAGTACCTCATGAACGGTGGCACGGTGCCACCTCTGGAAGTCACGGCCCGTGATGAAGGTGGTGTGTGGGTTGTTGAAGGTCACCGCCGCCGTCGCTGCTATGAACGCTGTAAAGCCGCTGGCAAACCCGTTGATCGCATTCATATCGTTCCTTTTGTGGGCAATGATGTTGAGCGCCTGGCTCGTGTCATGACCAGTAATAACCAGTTGCCCCTCACCCCGCTGGAACAGGCGCAGGTAATTAAGGAACTGGCTACAACTTTCAACCTGACCACTCATGAAATAGCGAAGCTTGTTCACAAGTCGGTCCCTACGGTTGAGAAGTTACTGACCCTCGCCACTGCTAACCATGATGTTCAGCAGATTGTTAAAAATGGCGAAGTTTCCGTAGGCATTGCGGTTGAGCGTGTTAGGGAGCATGGCGAGAACGCCGGGAAAGTTCTTGAACAGGATCGCGCTGTCGCCGCCGCTGCTGGCAAAAAGAAAATCACAAAAAAACTCATCGCCCCGGAGGTCAGCGTTAAAAGCGCCCGCCGCCTCGTCGAACTGATCAGCCTGGCTGGTATTGATGATAACGGTGTAGTCACTCTGGAAGGTCTCGCGCTGGCAGAGGTGCTGGCGATTGTCGAAGAATACAAGGCTATTCCAGCACGGCGGGAGAAAACAGCATGAGCATATCACGAACTTTTCAAATTACATGGGATGAACCTGGTTGCCCTGTGCGTCAAACGCGACGCCTGGTATGGGGTCACATAGTTGCCGCAGTATTGAAGGGGGGATGAGGTGGTTATGCAGACAATTATTCAGGTGGAACCGAACGAATGGGTTACCGAGCAACTGCTGATTGCGGTTACTGGGATGAAGCCAGGCACTATCGCTCGGGCGCGTAAAAACTCCTGGCTTCTTGGACGGGAATACAAGCACGTTTCACCAGATGGTGAACCGAAACCCACCAGCGAATGCATGTATAACCGCAAGGCGGTTGATGCATGGATTGCTGCACAAAAACAACCAGTCTGGTGATCGAAGCACATGAAACGGGTAAGCTTAAGGTGCTCCTGGACGTCGGGAGGGATATATGAGTAAAGCATCATACCCAACGGGCGTTGAGAATCATGGCGGTTCGCTCCGCATATGGTTCAAATATAATGGTAAGCGAGTCAGGGAAAACCTCGGCGTTCCTGATACCGCTAAAAACCGGAAGGTTGCCGGAGATCTGCGAACGTCGGTCTGCTTCTCTATTCGCATGGGAAAGTTTGACTATGCAAAGCAGTTTCCGGATTCACCCAACCTTGCCCGCTTCGGGCAATCCGGAAAGGAAATCACGGTGAAAGAACTCGCCGATAAGTGGGTGGAGCTGAAAAGAATGGAGATCAGCACAAATACCATGAGTCGCTACGAGTCAATTATCAAGAATATGCTCCCCCGCCTGGGGGGAAGAAAACTTGTATCAGCGGTAACAACCGAAGATTTGCTGTTCATTCGGAAAGATCTACTGACTGGTTACCAGGTCATGAAGAAGGGATACCGCACACCGGTTAAGGGAAGAAAAGCGCCTTCCGTAAACAACTACATGACTCTTATGTCTGGAATTTTTCAGTTTGCGCAGGATAACGGATATCTAAAGCAAAACCCGTTTAGCGGAATTAACAGGCTAAAGAAGGCTAAAGCCGATCCAGATCCACTCAGCCGCGATGAATTTATCAGGTTTATAGAGGCATGCCGACACCAGCAATTGAAGAATTTATGGTCGCTGGCGATTTATACAGGCATGAGGCATGGGGAGCTGTGTGGGCTTGCGTGGGAGGACATTGATTTGAAAGCCGGTACGTTAACGGTCAAGCGCAATCACACCCAAACTGATGAGTTCACCCTGCCAAAAACCGAGGCGGGAACTGACAGGGTGATTTTTCTCATCAAGCCAGCAATCGAAGCCCTTAAAAGTCAGGCCGAACTAACACGCCTGGGCAGACAGTATGAGATTGAAGTGAAGTTACGGGAATATGGCCGGTCAGTCATTCACCCCTGCACCTTTGTTTTCAGTCCTCAGTGTACCCGGCGTGGTGTTCATACAGGATATCACTATGCGGTGAACTCCATTAATAAAATCTGGGCCTCGGTCATTAAACGTGCGGGGATCCGTTACCGTAATGCATACCAGTCACGACATACCTATGCATGCTGGTCGTTGTCTGCCGGAGCCAACCCAAGCTTTATAGCAACCCAAATGGGACACGCTAACGCTCAGATGGTCTTTAAGGTCTACGGAAAATGGATGTCAGAAAGCAGTGCTGAGCAAGTGTCTATACTAAACCAGAAGTTGTCAGAGTTTGCCCCATCCATGCCCCAAGGGGCTGTATGCGGTTAGTAACGTATTTCAAATTCAAGTAGTTAGCGCGACATGTTATACATTTTAGTAACACGCGGCACGAAATGCCCTCGACCCGTTTTGCGCCTTATGGTGTGATCGGGGTTCAATAAATCAATAAACAAGGTATACTCCAGCGGTTTCCACCTGCTTTGTTTATTGTACTAAACGCTCCTGTGAGAGGATGCTACGGCGTACCATGACACGACTCGCTACCCCTGCTCTGCAGACGCTGCTGGATACTGATGCCTACAAATTGCATATGCAACAGGCGGTGTTCCATCACTATTACGATGTGCATGTCACCGCGGAGTTTCGCTGCCGAGGCGACGACCTTCTGGGCATTTATGCCAGCGCAATTCGCGAAGAAATTGACGCGATGCAACATCTGCGCCTGCAGGAAGACGAATACCAGTGGCTGTCCGGCCTCCCCTTCTTCAAAGCGGATTACCTGCAGTGGTTACGTAATTTCCGTTATGACCCGTCGCAAGTGACTGTCATTAATGATAATGGCAAGTTGAACATTCGTATGTCCGGGCCATGGCGTGAAGTCATCATGTGGGAAGTGCCGCTACTGGCGGTAATTAGCGAACTAGTGCATCGCTGCCGCTCTCCACAAGTGGGTGTTCAGCAGGCCCTGCTACATCTTGAAACGAAACTGGCAGATTTTGCTACCCGCACCGCAGAGCTGGATATGTCAGGCTTCCGTCTGATGGATTTCGGCACGCGCCGCCGTTTCTCGCGCGATGTACAGTACGCTATCGTGGAACGTCTCAAACAAGAACCGTGGTTTATTGGCACCAGTAATTACGATCTGGCGCGCCGTCTGTCGCTTACGCCAATGGGAACTCAGGCGCACGAATGGTTTCAGGCGCATCAGCAAATCAGCCCGGATCTGGCGACCAGTCAGCGTGCTGCGCTGGCCGCGTGGCTGGAAGAGTACCCGGAGCAACTTGGTATTGCCCTGACAGACTGCATTACCATGGATGCCTTCCTGCGTGATTTCGGGCCGGTGTTTGCACAACGTTACCAGGGGCTGCGCCATGACTCGGGCGACCCGGTGGAATGGGGTGAAAAAGCCATCGCCCATTATGAAAAGCTCGGCATCGACCCGTTATCGAAGACGCTGATTTTCTCAGACAATCTTGATCTGAATAAAGCACTGGATCTCTACCGCCACTTCGCCTCCCGCATCAAACTGGGCTTCGGTATTGGCACGCGGCTGACCTGCGACATTCCACATGTGAAGCCGTTGAATATCGTCATCAAGCTGGTTGAGTGTAACGGCAAACCGGTGGCGAAGTTGTCTGATAGCCCCGGAAAAACGATTTGTCACGACAAAGCGTTTGTGCGTGCGTTACGCAAAGCGTTTGACCTGCCGCAGGTTAAAAAGGCCAGTTAA